AGGCCTTGTTATACCTTGCTTGCAAATGAAGAAAGAAGCAGTACAACAAGAAAAGAAAGGAAAAATTTCGGGATTACTAAATAAAGGAGCGCAAATAGCAACCATTGCATCAGGCATTCCCGTTCTTGGGAGTGTAGCTTCTGTCGCAGCACCGATTTTGTCAATAGGATCAAAAATAGCTGGTCTTCTGGGATTTTCCAAAACCATTGCAGAAAAGCCCATAAGAGCAGTTAGGTGGAAACCAGCTGATTCTCATTTGACGAATGAAGGAGTTTTACCATCCCATTCATTTGGAGTGACAGGAGCCCCGACCGTAGCTTGCCCTTCTGGCAGCTTTGGTACTGAGATGGATGAAATGGCAGTTTCGTTTATTGAAAGAAGTACGGCAATTATTGACGATTTTAGAGTATCCACTGCAACACCAGTTAACGAAATAGTATATGCAGTCCCATGTACGATAGCACAATATGAAACAGAATCAGACGATTTCTTTTTCACGCATCAAACTTGGTTGGCAAATACTGTTGAGAAGTGGATGGCAAAACTCATATTTGACATCAATTTTACAGGTAATTCATTTCATTTTGCGAAATTGAGAATTTCATTTAACCCTGGGGACACAGGTCTCTACTCAGTAGGTCAAACATTGCCCCTCGACGCGTTAGATTCTGTGAGAAGTAAGGTTGTTGCTTTTGGTGAAGAGATACCTAATAATTCTGTTATCGTGGAGCCCGTCTCTACAACAGTTTTAAAGGTGGTTCCTTCATCACGAAACGCCAATGGAACAGGTTCAGCAGTATCCTATGCAGCAAATCGCTTCAGAGAAGAGTGTAGTTTTGGAATGCTGTATATAACAGTTGAAGTGCCTTTTAAAGCTACTTCAACAATTGTTGCACAATATGCAGATTTCTATGTTACATTCTCCACTGAAGACCTGGTCTTATGTCACCCTGTGACACATTTGCCTTTCTATCCAAGATTGCAAATGAAGAAAGAACTTGTAGGTTTGCCAAAATTTCAGGGACTAAGAACTGAAAATTCTGTTAAAGCTTCTCGCTCAGAAAGATTTGAACTTAAATCATCAGATTATCTGACGAGTACAGCTTTGGGAGCTTCAATAGGGAATTACACATTAGGTTGTGGCGATAAAGTCGAAAGTATTAAGAACATCTTGAATGCTTTTTACGTATTTTGCCCAAGAATTAATCTGGAACCATTTCAAAGTTTGATGATCATGCCATATGCAGTAAGAAGTCTTAACAATCAGCAATCAACAGCACAATTTCGTCATTCGGATGCGTATGATTATTTCGCAGTTGGTTATGGGTTCTATAAAGGCAGTATGAACATTCGTATTGCTAAGCTAAATGCAACCCAACCAATGGGAGAAGTTTTTATACAAAGTCCGATAAACAATTTTGTAAATGCAAGTTTTGGTTCAACAGCTTCACAAACACTTGGTTATGTAACATCATCAACACTAGCACTAGCTCGTAGCGGAACAAGAGTAGTGCCAATATTTTCAGAAGAATGCACACCTGATTTAAATATTCCTTATTACAGTCCATTCCATATCTCCAGGGTCTCAACCAGCAACGCCACAGGTTATAGCGCCGGAAGATTGGATAACAGAATTGTAATTCAACCAGCAGTAACTCAAAGTTACAGAATTTACCGCGCCGTGGGTGACGATTTTCACCTCGGAACATTAACATCATTACCCCCCTTCAATTTAGATACATTAGGTATCTTAATTGCGTAAGTCGGTTCTACTTTAGAAGTTCGTAGAGTCGCAAGAGCCCAGCAAAGTCGAGTGGTGGAGGTTAGAGCCCTTCAAGACCTAATCCGACATTTCAATTTAACGTAAATATGGCTCTTCCAATATTTAGTAACGTTCG